AATACCAAATGAATATCATGGTTTAAGATTAGGTAAGAACAATGATATAGCCAAGACAATTCATTGGACAGGAGAAGATGGAAAAAAGATTATTAGAGAGAAGATTCGTAAGCAAGAACAGGAATCCAAACATAATCGCAGTACCAATTAAATACGTTAAGTATTCAAATCAGTTTCATAATTGGTTGCATTTAAAGGTTAGATCAGAACGAGATAACTTATACCTGAATGACAATCTAGCAAATCGGCGATTAAAAACATTACCTGATATTGATAATCTATTTAACCCATTAGTAGTCTGGGCAAGTGATAGTTTAATTTGTATCTTTGGTAACAAACGATTAAAGACAGCTATTGATAAAGGATATACGCATATTGATTGTTTAGTTTATAAAAACTTCAATAGAGCAGTAGAAGTAGGCACATCAATTTGGAATACTTTTAAAGAACATGGCTTATCTAAAGTTGATTATTTATTAACAACTGATAATCAAGCTATTACAAATATAGACAGATATATGGTGGAAGAAAAACAGTTCATAGATATTTACGCAACACACCAACAAGTCTTAATTCAAGAAGCTTTAAAATGTAATGACGATATAATGGAAACTGGTTGTGGTTATTATTCTACTCCACTATTAGTTGAGATAGCTAAGTATAAAGGAATTAAGTTAATAGGATTTGTTCAAGACATAAATTGGGCTAGAAGATTTGACTATTTAATCGGTTCACATTATCAGCAAATACAAATAGACTTTAAACAAGAGATACCATTAACACAAAGATTTGGAATGTGCTTTTTAGACCACGAACAATTTGTAAGAGATAGAATAAAACATCTTAACAATATATTAAAACATACTGACACAGTCATAGTACATGATGCTGATAAAGTTGAATCATTTGCCTTGCTACATAAACCATACACTATTGAAATGCACAAAAACTTAACACCAAACACAGCAGTAATTAGAAATGTTTAACCCATACGAATACTTTAAAGGCAAGAATGTTTTACTCATAGGTAATGGTGAGAAACTAGAAACTATTGATTATAGTAAATTTAATTCAATCGTAAGAATTAATCTTGGAGTGCAAGACAAACCTTGTGATGTTTGGATTAACAATCTAGTTTATGAGGGTCATAATATGCTTAAAGAGATTCCTGACATTAGATGTATTGTAAGATTAAACTTTGAAAAAGATGGTAAGAGAGCAGAACGTATGCCTGATTGGGTTAAGAAAAAAGCTTGGTTATGGAACAAAGAAGAATTTAACTTAATGACACAAAGATATAATTATCAAAGACCAACAACAGGTTTCGTTTCAATTTATTGGCTACTTAATCACTGTCAATGTAAAGTAAGTATTACAGCATTTGATTTCTTTAAAACAAAGAATAGATATACAATGGAAGATGTAAGTCATATTGGAACTTCTAAAGGATATAACCATGATGTTAAATTGGAAGAAGAAGTTATTACAAAATTAATACAAAGAGGAATGATTAATGCCATTTAGTAAACCACAACTAGCTGTATATACTTGTCCAAAAAGATTTAGAGTTCTTATTACAGGAAGAAGATTCGGTAAGACTCACTTAGCCATGTATGAACTACTAAGATTTGCAAGTCGTAAACCAAACTCAAAGATATTCTATGTAGCACCTACTTACAGAATGTCTAAAGAGATTATGTGGAAACAAATCAAAAGACTTACGACTGAAAAGAGATGGATTAAATATGCTAATGAAACAGAACTAACTTTAATACTTAGAAATGGTAGTCAGATAAGTTTAAAAGGTGCTGACAAATCACCAGACAATTTACGAGGAGTTGGATTAGATTTCTTACTATTAGATGAATATGCAGATATACCAGTTGAAGCATGGACAGAAGTTCTGAGACCAACAATCTCAGATAAGCACGTTACAGGAAATGTATTATTCATAGGAACACCTAGAGGATTTGGTAACTGGTCTTATGAGATATATCAAAAAGGTTTAGGAGATGACCCAGAATGGAAGTCATTTAAATACACAACATTAGATGGTGGACAAGTTGATGCAGAAGAAATTGAACAAGCTAAAAGAGATTTAGACGAGAGAACATTTAGACAAGAATATTTAGCTTCATTTGAAACATACTCAGGAGTTGTTTATTACAATTTTGATAGAGAATACAATGTTAAAGAATGTTCATACGATAAAGATGCTATTATTCATATTGGCTTGGACTTTAACATAGACCCAATGTCAGCTTGTTTATTTCATGTTAAAAATGATATAGCTTATGTCTTTGATGAAATAGTTATTTACAGTTCAAATACTGATGAATTTATTGACGAACTATTAAATAGATACCCCAAGCAAAAAATAATAGTTTACCCAGACCCAGCATCAAGACAACGTAAAACTTCTGCTGGTGGAAGAACTGACTTAACCATATTGCAAAATGCTGGTTTAAATGTTAAAGCTAAGAATACTCATGCTTTAGTAAGAGACAGGATTAATTCTGTTAATAGCAAACTGAAGGCATTTGATGGAAAGAGAAGTATTTTTATTAATCCTTCTTGCAAAACACTAATTAATAGCTTAATGAAACAAGTTTACAAAGAAGGTACAAATCAACCAGAAAAAGGAAATGGTTACGATCACATGACTGATGCACTAGGTTACGCAATAGAATACTTATTCCCAATCACATCAACACTTCCTAAATCACAACCTAAAAGATTTTCATAATGCCTTATTCAAGAAAAGATATAGAACAACAACATTCACAATACAAAGGTATGATGCCTAGATGGGAATATTTCATCAGATCATATTTAGGTGGCAAAGAATTTCAAGACGGAAAGTTCCTACAAGAATACCAATTAGAATTAGAATCAGAATATTTTAAAAGACTTGCTTACACACCATTAGATAATCATTGTAAAAATGTTATTCATATTTATTCATCATTCCTATTTAGAGTTCCACCAACTAGAGAACTTGGTTCATTAGAACAAGATGCAACATTAGATTATTTCTTTGATGATGCAGATTTAGAAGGAAGAACATTTGATGCTCTTATGAGAGAAGTTCAAAACTATGCTTCTGTTTATGGACACTGCTGGATAATCGTGGACAAACCATCTTCAAATGTAATGACACGAGGAGAAGAATTAGAACAAGGAATTAGACCATACCTAAGCATCTATACTCCTGAGAACGTATTAGACTGGAAGTATTCAAGATCAAGTTCAGGATATTACTTTTTAGAATATTTAAAGATTAGAGAATCTATTGAAGATGATGGAGAGTATTACAAGATTTGGTATTTAGATAAAATTGATACAGTATTTTTGCCAACTGCAAATAGAGATGAGCCAAAACTAATTGAATCAGTACCTAATCCTATTGGTAAAATACCAGCAGTTATTTTATACAATCAAAGATCACCAATGAGAGGAATTGGTATATCTGATTTAACTGATATAGCTGACTTACAAAAATCTATTTATAATGAACTATCTGAAATTGAACAGATCATTAGAATATCTAATCACCCATCTTTAGTTAAGACAAGAGATACTGAAGCTGTTGGTGGAGCAGGTTCTATAATTGAAATTCCTGATAACATTGATGCAAACTTAAAACCTTATATCTTACAACCAAGTGGAAGTAATTTAGATGGAGTTATTAAATCTATTATGCATAAAGTAGATGCTATTAATAGATTGTCTCATGTTGGTGCTATTAGAGCAACAGGAGAGAGAATACAATCTGGTATCGCACTTAGAACTGAGTTCCAATTATTAAATGCTAGACTTGCTGAAAAAGCAAAACTAATGGAATTAGCTGAAGAACAAATTTGGAGACTATATGCTTTATGGCAAGAGACAGTATTTGATGGAGAAGTTATGTACCCATCATCTTTTGATATTAGAGACTGGGCAACTGATTTAGAATTATTACAACAAGCTAAAGCTTCTAATATTAAATCTGCAACATTTACAAAAGAACTAGATAAACAAATAGCTAGAACTGTAATTGATGATGATGAGAAGTTAGTAGTAATAGATGCTGAGATTGAACAAAACACACAGGCACTAGGAGAGTTTCAACCACAACCAATAACTTTACCTACAGTTTAATGTGGCACAAGATTTATTACAACAGCTACAAGCGA